TTATCTCAAATTTTAACGAACTATTGATTAATAATATGAAACAAATTTCATTAGAAGAAAAGGTTAACAATGCCTTAAAATGGCTTGCAAACCGAATTGCAAGTATACAAGTATATCATTGGGATGAAGAATATAAAAAGGAAAGTCTCAATGATGCTTGGCAAAAAGTTCAAGAACAGTTTAAGAAAGATATTGATTGGAATGCTCTTACGGAAAGTCAGTGTAAGGCTTTGCATTTTGGAAGTTGGCAATCCGAAGAAGATGTTGAAGAAGAGATTTCTCTTATTCAGTCTGAATATGAGAAGGGGCATCTTACAGAGGATGAATTTGATAAAAAGGTTGCTAACGAGAAAAATACTCTTGGACTTCGTTTGATTCCGCTATATCTCTATCCTGCATTGCCTATAGGTATTACCCTAACGTCTATTGGAGGAGACGAGATTGTGTTTGATGGTTCAAATATTGACACAGATGTTAGATTTGGATGTATTGCTTGGGGTATTAAACCGAAAAAAGATTAATAATATGGAAGATTTTCAGAAAAGAATGTGCGAAGAGCACGATGAGCTAGTAGAGCGTTTAAGCAAGTTGAACGCTGCCTTGAAGAAGGAAGGTTTCTTGCAGAAAGTTGGCGAGTACCAGTATAAGCTAATGGTGAAGCAGTCTGTAGGCATGACTACCTACCTTGAAGCTCTGGAGTATCGTATGGCAGATATGAATCTTGATTTTAAGAGACGTACTGCTATTAGCCTTAACTTGTCGTAGTATGAAGCTAATCATTATCGGTTCATCATCAAAAGGTAATTCGTATGCCCTTCAATCAGATTCGGGAGAAATCCTGCTGATTGAAGCAGGCATACCCTTGAAAGAGGTGAAGAGAGCTATCGGGTACAAGACGAGCAAGGTAGAGGCATGCTTGTGTTCTCATCGGCATTCAGACCATGCCAAGTATATCAAGGAATATGACAAGGCTGGAATTGTAGTTTATTCCAACGCCAACGTATCGCAACATTTCCCTAATTGCGTAAGAACTTTAGGTTGCGAGTGTACTCATTGTTTTGGTGAATTTAGTGCCACACCTTTTTTTGTAAAGCATGATGAGGATGCACCAAATTACGGCTATCTGATTCATCATAAGGAAATCGGCACCATCTTCTTTGCCACGGATTGCTACAATCTGCATTTCGTTATCCAAGGTTGCAATACCTATCTTACAGAGTGTAACTATTCGGATGAACTCCTAGACAAGGCAGTGGCAGAAGGCAAGACCCCACGAAGTCAGGCTGATCGTGTTCGCTTATCCCACATGAGTCTCGAACATGCCGTTTCGTGGTTGCAGGATTGCAAGGCAGAGCAGTCAGCCCACCAAATCATCCTCATTCATGGTTCCGCCCGACACCTCAATCCAATCATAGCAGTAAACAAGTTCCAACAGGTAATAGGCGTACCAACGTACTATGCCAAGAGTGGAGAAATCATCAATCTTATTTGATATGGCAGTATTCAAGAATTTAAATGACCCTCGCAGCTATATGGCTGCATTGAAGGAGATAGAGAAGGCTAAGTCAGCAGGCTATAGTTTGGAAATCAAGAAGTTTCATCCTATAGCCACCGACCAGCAGAAGGCTTATCTCAACTTCATCATCACGTATCTATCCGGACAGATAGGGCAGACGTTCTACCAGACTCTCAGTGAGATTCAGAAGAATGTAGCCCCTCACATCTTTATGACTGGTGAATATGATTCCAAGGGCAACCCAAAGTTCAAGCCCCTTGGTTTCCTCGATACCGCAGAAGCCTCATCGGTAATCAGAAACGTTGCCGACTATGCCAACTGCATAGGCTTTCCGCTTCCCGAGCAGGATGATGAGCTGGCAAAGAAGTATTGCCAGATGGATATAGACTCCAACAAGGGGTGGGTATAACTCATAAAAACTACAAGCTTATGAAAACATTAAAGGAAGTCATTGCCGAGGCTAATAACTATTCCCCCGACAACGAAGCCATGCGTGATGCGTTCGTGAATGGCGCAAGATTCATGGCAACCGGCAAGTATTACAAGGAGAAGTCGATGTTCCCGAAAGTGGACGAGTTCGAGACAGTGGATTTGCATGAAACGTTACCACCGTTAGCAAGTGTCATTACTCCGACCTTCCAAGACTTTTGGGATGCCTATGCCTACAAGAAGGGACGCAAGAAAGCAGAAGAGAAGTGGAATAAGCTAAAGCCGAAAGAGAAGGTCGCCTGCATGAGAGCTGTTCCTGCCTATGTAGAGAACACCATGATTCCAGGTTCCGTATCAGATGGTTCCAGAAAACAATATAGAATGCACCCTCTCACTTATCTGAATGGAGCAAGATGGGAGGATGAAATTTATCCAGTACAGAGCAATGAGCAACAGAGAGCAAACAATCTTGCAGCAAAGGCAGCAAGAATCCTTGGTGCCGATTATCAAGGATAAGCCGGGCTATATTCGCCCTACTTCCTTCGCTGATGCCTGCACCAAGAGCAGCACGACTTTGCTTTCCGTCCGCATGCAGAGAGGATTGCCTAGTCTTGTAGGCTGGGTCAAGGGCAAACTGATAGAACTTTTCACCTTCCTTGGAGTCTTCGACATCGTTACGGAATATCAGGTTCAGATGCTTGCCGCAAGAATCTGTGCCAAGTATCACTATTGGACCACCACCGAACTGGACTATGCCTTTGTCACCATCATGGATGGAAAGTACGGCAAGCTGTTCCAGCACAAGCACGATGATAACAACACGACCATCAATCCGCAGGATATTATCGAAGCACTCAACAAATACGAGCAGGATATGCTTGCAGAGCGTGGAAGGCAGGACGATGAGCGCAGAAGGGCAGAGGAAATCAGAAAGGCAGCCGAAGAAGCGAAGAAGCCTCTTGGCTTGGAAGGCTGGAAGGTCTATTGCGAGAAGAACGGTCTGGATCCTGCCACCCATCGCATTCAGTCGGTAGATATGAGTCAGCATGATGTTAATCAGGTGCTCTACAAGACCGAAGAAGAGCGAAAGATGGCAGAACGGAAGTTCTATCGCCAAGACAGACGTAAAGAACAGAAATAATTAAAACGTAACAAACTTATGAATACATTACAGACAGACATAGCTATCGTAACAGCTATCTTATGGTTGTTGGCTATCGCAGTCATAGCCTACGACCGCATCAAATATCGCAAGTACTACGCCTCAAAAAGCAAGCTGGTAGTGCTTCGCATTAACAATGCCGAAGTCAGAGAGGTGTTATCACAAAATGGCATCAAGCTCTGCCAGTGTGCCTACTACAACACGAACCGCTATCTCTACACCATAGAGGGCGATCACATTTGCGGCTTCACCGAATCATGCACACATCTGATAGAAGATGCCGTCAAGCACCACCAGGAAGTGATAGATTGCGACATCAACGTCAATCTTTTCGTAAGTGAAATCAAAAAATTGCAGGAAGAATATGGAGACAAATATTAATGTAGCGGAAATCCTAAAGGATAAGCCAGAAGGTACGAAACTCTGGACTGATATGTTTGGGGAAGTTACGTTATATGTCGTTACTGATGCATGTGATGCTTTTCAAGTTAAGCATCATAATAAAGAACCATGGTTCGATAAAGGCGGTAAATTATGCGAGGAAGGAGTTTTGTGCATCTATCCTAGCAAATCAATGCGTGATTGGCGCAAGTTCGCTTGGAAGAAGGGCGATGTGCTAGCTTGTGCTTTTGGCGCATTATGCATCTTCGATAAGTGGGCAAATGACGATTATACTAGATTTGATGCAAAGTTTGTAACCCCTAAGAGTAGAGGTACTACCTTCGAAGTAGAGGATTGGTGCAAGATTACAAATGAGGCGTGCATCAGGCAATATATCCGCGATATTGAGGAGGATAATGGTGGTAAGCTAAACCTCACCACTTTGGAGGTTGAGAAACATCAGCATGAGTTCAAGGATGGGGATATTGTGTTTATGAAAGGAATTAAAGGTAGATGTTTTGCAAATTGTATTTTCATCTTAAGAAGTGAATATAAAGATGGAGACGAAAGAGCTTTTTACTATGCTTTCTATAATGCTGACGATAAATATACTTTAGATGAATATGGTAATACAAAAGTTCATTATAGCCTCCGCCTGGCTACTGACTCTGAGAAGCAGCAACTCTTTGAGGCTCTAGCAAAGGAAGGAAAACACTGGGATGCTGAGAAGAAACAGATTGTTGATTTGAAGCCCAAGTATGAGTTTAAGCCTATGGACTTGTGTTTGATGAAATACATAGGGAAATACAACAATAGAGGGTGGGAATTGTGCCAATATGCTTATACAGAACATCGTGTATCATTAAGTGGTGAACAACGTGACTTCTATCATGCAGTAGGAGGCGAAATATACGCAGAGTGTATTCCTTATAAAGGCAACGAGCATCTTTTAGGTACAAAAAAATCTAAATAAAACATAACTTCCACGACACAGAATGAGCGAAAGTAAGTTAAGGCTTTATGCCCATATACCTTCTTAGCCCCAGCACAATACTGGTTGTGGAGGTCATTATAAAACTTAAAAATATGATAGACGATAAGAAAATAGAAACTGCAAAGGAAGAAATCTACGAGGATAAATTCCTTGGCTGCGGTGAAATGGTAGAAGCCTTCGAAGATGAAGATAATATGGAAATGTTCGACAAAGAGGACATCAAAGAAGCTATTGGACTAGGTGCTAAGTGGATGCAAGAAGAATTTTTGAAGGACTTGTGGCATCCTTCTAGTGAAGAGCCAAAGCGTCATAGTTACATCATGTTTAAAACCACTAACAATAATGGATTCGGAACAGAATACATAGATTGTAGTTGGAAAGCTATAGCCAGATGTCTTCAAATTACTCAATGGCTTTATATTGATGATTTGCTCCCAAAGGAAGGAGGCAATCAATGAAAACATTTGTATTTGATATTATGCTAAACGGAAGATTCATCTGCACATTAAAGTATAAATATTGTGCGCTCTTCCCGATAGACTTTGAAGATTTAGAGAAGTTCGTCTTCCAAAAGAGACCTACTTTGAAAGGTAAGGATTTTCAAATTGCGTTTTAGATATGGCAGGATTTGAAAAAGGCAAGAAGTACGATGTAGTTGATGCCGAGCAAGGGGATTGCGTTGGGTGTTGCTTTAATAAAGATGGTTGCACCTTAGACATATCTATTCCTTGTAGAAAAGAATTTATTTATAAAGAAATCAAAGAAAATGACAATGAAAGAACTTAAAGATTTGATTGCTGGCGATGATGTGCTAGTTGTAGGTAGGTATCGCAGATGTATCGCCAAAATTGATAAAGTAACAAAGACTCAAATTGTTGTTAATAACGCTAGATTTAGAAGAGATTCGGGCTGGCAATGCGGTAGTGATAGATGGAATGTTAGAAAAATATCTGTTCCTGCAGAAAAGGATATATCAGATGTTAAAGAAGAGAATCTTCGTAAGACTCTCATCTACACTATCAGTTCTTTTGATTTCAAACGCTTAACAACAAATGAGTTAAAACAAGTGTACAATATTGTAAAAGGCAAAGAATGAAAGAGCTTAAAGTAGGCGAAAAAGTAACCATTACTCTTGAAGCTGTTGAACGCAAAGGTGGCTGCAAAGGATGTTTCTTTAGTACATCAGGAGAGTGTTTTAAACGTGCTGATTTTGATTTTGCATGTTTAAGATGTGAACGTTCCGACAAAAAGAGTATAATCTTCAAAGAAGTTAAGGAGTAAAGCGTATGGTTGGTAATTTAATGAGAGCAGCATTGATAATGGCTGCAACCGCTGCTTATGCACAAGATGATATTTTCGGGTATTCAAGTCCCAGACTTGACGCACCAAGTGGCAATATTCCTTCTGATAAACAGAAGTGTCAGCCAAAAGCACAGCATGAGTTCACCATCAAGGGTATTAAGATTATGGCAGCTTCTAAGAAAGATGCTATCAAAAAGTATAATCATCGTAAAAAGTAAAGCGTATGGCACAGAAAGAATATAGAATAGTCAAGATAGAGAAGGGTTTGTTTCTTATCGAGCATAGAAGTACACCTGATGGAACTTGGCAAGAGGTTGAAGATAAGCAGTTCAAGACTAAGCCAAAGGCAGAAGCTTGGGCTAGAAAGAACTTAGTGTAAAAAGTAAAGCGTATGAAACAGAAGTTGAAAATGATATGGCGAATCCTTCGTGACAGACAGGTTGTAGTAATAACCGAGAGTTATGGAAGATTATATTGTGATTGGGACACAAGAAGTCTTGAAGATGTTTGTCAAATGTGTCACAAAGTACACGATATGGCTTATATAATGAATAATAAGAAGTAAAGCGTATGGATAAATTATGTTATATACCAGGTGATTTGGTAATGACAAACGGAGTACCACTAGGTACAGCTAAAGATGTCGTTTACAGAGTAACATCATCAGACCCAACAAAGACTTTGGAGTTGGACGATGGAACGGTTCTGAAAGGTGTTGTCTGTTTAGAGAACATCGAAGGTGCGGAATTAGGAGATAAAGGCTATCTCTCAGGTGACTGCTGTGCTTGGGTTAAGGATATTGTTCCTATCCCTCTTACGCCCGCATTTTTGGAGAAGAATGGATGGAAGGTTTCATTAGAGTGTAAATGGATTTACGTAAAAGAAGATGATGTTAAAGTTTTCAGACTCTTAGACGATATTCATTACGCTGTTTATATAGGATTTGTAAGGCTATTAGAATTTCAACATATTCATCAGTTACAACATCTTCTATT